ATACTCATACAATAACTATTTATTTTTTCTTTGTATTCTATTTTTTAAAAATTCTATTTCTATTTTCTATAAAATTAAATATTAGAAATTAAAATATATGATATATAATATTTAGGAATGTCTAAGGAGCCGATACTCACACCAGACGATAATAGGTTTGTAATGTTTCCCATCAAACATGACGACATATGGCAAATGTATCAGAAGCAAGTCGATTGTTTTTGGCGTCCCGAAGAGATTGATTTGTCGAAAGATTTGGGTCACTGGAATGCTCTGGAAAAAGACGAACAATTTTTCATTTCGATGATATTGGCATTTTTTGCGGCATCGGATGGTATCGTTTTAGAAAATTTGGCGCAACGTTTTATGAGTGATGTTCAAGTGTCGGAAGCACGCGCTTTTTACGGTTTTCAGATTGCGATGGAAAATATTCACAGTCATACATACAGTAATTTAATTGAGACGTATATTCGCGACAAGCCGTCAAAAGAGAAGCTGTTTAATGCGATCGAGAATTTTCCGTGTATCAAAAAGAAGTCCGATTGGGCGCAAAAATGGATACATGATAATAGGTCCAGCTTCGGAACCCGTTTGATTGCGTTTGCTTGCGTGGAGGGGATATTCTTTTCGGGAGCATTTTGTTCCATCTTTTGGTTAAAGAAGAGAGGGTTAATGCCGGGACTCACCTTTTCTAATGAGCTCATATCACGGGATGAAGCACTTCATTGTGAGTTTGCGATTTTGCTGTATTCGAAGTTGTTGAAGAAGGTGGACAAGACGCGCGTCTATGAAATTATTAAGGAAGCAGTCGAAATTGAGACGGAATTCATTTGTGACGCGTTGCCGTGCCGTCTTATTGGAATGAATAGCGAAATGATGACGCAATATATCCAATTTGTGGCGGATCGATTAGCGGTTCAATTGGGCTACAAGAAGATTTATAATGCCGCGAATCCTTTCGACTGGATGGAGCTAATTAGTTTAGAGGGTAAAACCAACTTTTTCGAGAAATTCAATAGCTCTTATGCTCTAGCAACAAAAACTGACGTAAATGACGCTTTCGAGTTTACAGCTGATTTCTAATTCGCATAATATTTTTATATTATAAGAAGTTATAATAAGTTATAAGAAGTTATAAACAACTTAAAGACTACTTATATAGTAAACTATAAATGCCGAAGTGTCAAACGGATTATACAAATACTGTTATATATAAGATATGTTGTAATGACACAACTATCACGGATATATATATTGGTCATACTACTAACTTTTTACAAAGAAGAAATCGTCATAAATTGTGTTGTTGTAATGAAAATAGTAATGATTATAATAGGTATGTATATAAATTTATAAGAGAGCATGGTGGATGGGATAATTGGACAATGATTCAAATAGAGGAAATAACTTGTAATAGTAAAAGAGAGGCGGAAGCATGTGAACACTGTTGGATAGAGAAACTATCCGCTACATTAAATTCAAACAAGCCTTATGCTAAATGTAAAGAAGAACCAGTATTGTATAAGCATTGTTGGTACGAAGAAAAAAAAGATTATGTTTTACAAAAAGCAAAACAACATTACCAAGATAATAAATCAGAAATAATTGAAAAAGTAAAGCAATATGCTGAACAAAATAAGGCAAAGATTGCTGAAAATAAAAAAGCATATAGAGAACAACATAAGGAGTTATTAGCCGAACAAAAAAAGATATACAGAGAAGCTCATAAGGAAGAAGCAGCGAAAGCACAAAAAGAATGGCGGGAAGCAAATAAAGAAAAATTAAAAGAGAAAAAATCGCAAATTATACAATGTGAATGTGGTAGTCAATATACATTTGCTAACAAAATTAGACACATTCAATCAAAAATACATATGGAATTTATTAATCCATTATGTAAAGTAATTGAACCTCAACTTTCAGAAGAAGACAAAGCAAAATTGGAAGAAGAACGAAAAACAAAAATGAAGGAACAGCAAAAGATATACAGAGAAGAACATGTCGACCAAATCAAAACCAGTAAACAGAATCATTATGAACAAAATAAAGCAAATATTTTAGAACAACAACGAAAATATAAGGAAGAACATAAGGAAGAACTTAAAGAACAGAATAAAAAATATATGGAAGACAATAAGGACAAAATACAAGCAAGACAATCCAAATGGTATGAAGACAATAAAGCAGCGATTTTACAAAAGCAAAAGGAGATGACCACTTGTGATTGTGGAGCGCAAATCCGTAAATCGGGCAAAGCAGAGCATCTGCGAAGCAAAAAACATAACGATTATATGACCACTGTATCCCAACCCATTTAATTTTATTTTAATAAAACCATAAAATTAAATATTATTTTACATTAAATCGATTTATTCGCAAAGCGACACCTTTTTTCCATTAAATAATAAATTACCTAGTTTATCCACTTCTAAAACATAACGTCCTAACCTTATCGAGTTTACATACAATTGACTTTCATTGTTTACGTACAATAGGTCTCTATAAGTACTACCATTATCTATATCATTTACTTGTATACCAAAACCAGCCTTTGTAATACCATCTGATGACATCTTATCAATGCCCATGTAGTTTCTACCTAGAATGTTAGTAGCTCCGGTGTTATCTTTTATTTCATAAACGAATGAGGGTCCAGCCGTATATTTTGTATAAATTGGTTTTCTGGCAGTTGATTTTCCTAACATAGAAGTGACCCCTTCTGGATTCGATTTTATATGTCCAGCTTTTGGATCACTATATTGCCGAGAATAATCATACATATCTTGAAAAGAGTAATTGTTACTAGTGCGTCTTATTGTCATCGCAGAAACAGCACTAAAATAGCCAGACTTAATATTTGGTTGTTGATTGCCAGCATCGTCTACAAACTGTTCTCCCAAAGGTATACGTTCGGCTACAAAATTAGGATACAAGTTACTGGATACAACCATGTTTTGTTTGGATAAATTAAGTTTTGAATATTTTATATTGTCTATAGATGTATTGTATTTATTTAATATTTCCGCCGAATTTACACCCATAAATTGTTGTTGGGTATCAATAAATACATAATTTTTCGTTCCATCCGAAAAATAGGAATCACCCTTTACCATTAAATCGCCTTTTAACGATAGACTGGGGATTACAATGCTGTTAATTTGAAGTTCGAGTGAAATCAATGTTATAGTATTTTCTGATTTACTAGAGCACCAAAACAACGATACAAAATCGGTATATTTATCTTCAAATGATAATACACCATAATCATCTTCATTTATGGATGTATAATATTTTTTTAAATTGTAGAAAAATAGACTTAATTTTGTTGCTAGGTTCATGTCCTTGATGCTACTGAATGTTTGTTTATTGCTTTCTTCTAAAGAAATATAATCTAAATTAGAAATCGTCATTTTATTTATATCATTTAAATCAATGGTATATTGTACCAATGATTGTATGGGGTGTTGTTGAGCATACTGATATCGAACGTCGGATGCTTTTTCTTGATTCAAAATTTGTGAAGGATCAATGTTCTTTTTTCTTATAACAATATCTTGTAATTGGAAGTTGTAACTTTCAACGCATGCAAAGAATTTTTGGATATTGTCGTTTGATTCATATGTTAAATATTGTTGTAAATTAACGCCTGTTCCAATTAAATAAAAATTATCGTTGGCTTTTATTGATCTGTGTAAAGATGTTTTAATTCCTGCCACCCATTGAAATACATCTATAGTATTAGATAAATTAAAAATATTATTATTTTTCATCATTATTGTACTAGCATTTATAACAAATTGAATAGCTTGTTTATCATTTTTATTGTTATCTAATAATTGGTTTAAAGTATTATTTTTCCAGTTGGGATACAAATTATGATATATAAATTTTACATCTTGACCATCTAAATTATTCGGTATTTGGTTAAAATACAAGTACCCATTAATATCTTGTACTACTTCTTTGTTAGTTGTCGGGTCAATAAAGCTATTCTCTATAAATTGAACTGCGTCGTCTTCAGAATGTGTTAGTGCATTGATAAAATTTTGTGAATTATAATTAATTAAATTGTACCTTTTCGCCATATCATTAATTACATTGATAATATCTGTTATACCACAATCAGTTACATCCAACATAGTCTGTGGATTTGTATTGCCAATACCCGTATGGAATACACTGGAAGTTTGTTTTTTCTCTCTATTTACTGAAAATACCGGAACATTGGTTACGTCATCCAAAATAGTCAAATTACCGGTTATTTTATTATCGCCTTTCGCAATAATTGTTTCATCTATTACGTCGGTTATGTTTATGCCGCATGCGATAATGAATTTTTTACTAGGTACAGCTGTAATATTTTTTAAGGTTACTATATTTTCAAAAGTAATTTTGGGTCCTTTTACCCAGTCGTAGTGAGTGACAAAAGATAATAT